CGATCTCCTCTTGATCCTAAAATACGAGTACCTAAGAATTCGTATATTACACCATCACCAATATCTTTAGTGCTTGCAGCCAACTCACCAATAATTGTCTCAAGAGAAGAGTCAGTTATAAGTTGCTCTGTATACTGCATCAGGCTTGGACCGCCTGTAGCGCTATATGCTGTATTCCACAATTTAAGTCGATATTCTTCGCCTGCACTATCTCCACTAATAATAGCACTTGGTTCTGAACTTGGAGTTGGAATAAGTGTTACAGTTTCACCATATACAATATCTGGAACACGTGGTGGAATACTAATAGGCATCTCATTGAAATTAAGATTTACATTAACAAGTTCTATTTGAATCTCACCAGCAAAATACATACCACCTGGATGTGCAAATAATTTATATAAGAATTGCCATTCGCTTTGAGGAATACCAATACGAATTAATAAACCCCAAAATTGATATACTTTATCGTTTTGAATTAGCTTAGTCGATTCAGGTCCTATAATAGAAGCTGGATCTCCAACTTTAATTACAAGATCTTTTCCATAAAGTACTTGAGGATCTACACCAAAAAATGATCTAAAAAATCTTTCAATTCCGTATTTTGTTCCCTTTGAACGATAATAGTTATTTGCTAACTCAGCACCAGTTCTTTTATCGAGAATACCTTCAAGGTAGTTATCACCAAGTAAAAGTTCATCCTCAATATAGGTTAGATTCTCTTTATCAGTTTGAGCAATATCTCTTAGCCTAGGTGCAGACTTGATCTTGTAGCCAAATGCTCGACCGCCACCTTCAGAATCTAAGAAATCATGATAAGCTTCCAGAAGTGTTTGTACATCTGGATTGTATTCACCAAACCATTCTGGAAGAACGCCCTTGACATCATAGTCATTGAAAATAAGTTCTCTTCGACCTATGTCAAAATTTGTTCTATCTAAAGCCATTAGTTAGTTGCCTCTACAATCACTGCTCTGATATTAGATGCATCTTCGTCTTGGAATAAGATGTCATTTCTATCTGGTGTAATAGCACTTGGGTTAGCAGGTATAGCAGATATTTTAATAAAATCTGCAGCAACTCGCGCTGTAGGTTTAAATGAATCAATTTGAATAGTTTTATTAGTTGTACTATAGTTGCCAATTGATGCAACAACAACCTCACCGGTACCAGCTTCAACTATTTGTAATCGAGTAGTATTTAATTTATTTTGAATACGGCACGTCTTTGATCCAATAAAGAAGAAGTTACTTGTAATAATATATTCATCATTATCTGGAAGAGCAAGTTGAACTGGGAATGTTATAACAAAGGAGTTTCTAGCATTAAATACTGGCGATATCCTTTGTTGCATTCTTACAGTAACTCGAGATGATAATACAGCTGAGCTAACATCATCAACTAATGAAAGAAGATTTGATCTTCTAAATGATTTATCAAATGCTCCAAGTGTATCATTGAAATATGTATTTCTAACATTAAGAATTCTATTTTGAAGTGTGTTTAATGTTAATGGCGATAGCTTTAAGTTAGCTTGATAGAATATATCAGTTTCAATATATGTTCTAACAGGATCAGCAAACTCAACGTTGAATGCAATAATTGCTTTTTGATTTACAAGATCCACAATACCACGCTTGGTTGTAGTTTGTAATGCCGCATCAACATCGTCATTAAATAGAATAGATGAAAACACAGTACCAAACTTTGGATCAGGATTATCCTGTCCACCCCATGATTTAATATCACTAATTAAATGACCATATTGTGCTCGTATTAGTGTAGTATAATCTTCTGGTGTAACCATTCTATTTTGTGCAGCATATTGGAATGGTGCTTGTCGACGAATAAGTTCAATTGATTCCTTTTCACCACCACCAGCTGATCGTGATACAGTATTTGCGGTTAAAGTAAAGTTTGTGCCTTCTACAGTAATTTGATCAATTGCTGTGAATGAAGCTGCCCGATTTGCTACCTCACCAGATGCAGAAATATAATTGACTTCAACTTTATTACCAGCCAATGGTTCTTGACCAAGAATACCATTAGCACCAAACTTTAATTGATATTGACCATTAGGCGATTCAGCTAAAATGTATATGGTGGAATTCTTGCTAATACTAGCTGCCGTTTGAATATTTGTATAAGGAGTGTATATTTCAGTTGTAGCATTTTCATAAACATTAACCGATACTGTCTTACTATCAAGATCTTCATCTGGTATAATATACACGTCAGGATTATCCTCATTGAATTCTCCTACAAAGAACGTTTTAGTTCTCTTTGTTCCTTCAAATATAGGAATAGACGAACTACCATCTTGATCTATAAATCTGTAAATACCTCCACCTACATCGGTTCCAGTAAATACTTCCTTTGTTTGGAATACATATGTTATGTCATCTACCTTAGTCGTAAATCTTGTGAATGCTGGTAAATCGATAGTAGCTGGTCTTTCTTCTAATTCGCTTAAATTTGCTTCAATAGTCACATAAGCAATTGAAGAAGTTTTTGTTGTAGGAATATAACCCATTGCCGTAGCAAGAGATACAACTGAACTACGAAGCTGAGCCGTATTAAGAAATGATTCGTTAAGAGTAAAGTTAGCAATTAGACCATTTAAATGAGTATTATACGCAAGAACATCCAAGATATTATTTAAAGCAGAAGCTTCAAAGTCATAATCTGTAAACTCATTCCTTCGTTGAAGATAAGTCTTAAGCTCATTTTTAATATTATTAAAATCAAGAGCAGATGAATTAATTGTAGTTGCCATATTATCTCAACCTTTGAATGAATTGCTCGATCGTGACCACCTCATTGGTGCTTATTACTCTAAAAGTTATTTTAACCGACAAAGAATTAAATTCTTCTTTTAAGATTGCTTCTACATTTATAACTTGGGCTCGAGGCTCATACCTACTAATACTAGATAAAATTTGTTGCTCAATATCATCAGCTGTTTCTTCATCAGCCAATTCAAATAGCATTGACCTAACATCACCACCAAAATTAGGTAGGAAAGGTTTTTCAAATCTATTAGTCATAACTAAATTTTTGACAGCCTGTTTTACAGCTTCAGCATCTGTTTTCTTAAACACGTCACCAGATTGCCGAATGGCAAGACGAATGTCTATGTCCTTATAAGTTCTTTTCCTTTGACCAGTAAGTAGACTGGATTCTAGAAATTTGTCTTCGGCTGCTTGAGCTCTAGCCATTTGTTATTTTATCCTTGATGCAATCTAATATATTTATACCTGAAATCTTAGAGCTCATCCTGACTAATCTCAATAAGGTCTGAATTTGATTGAAGCTTGCCATTATAATAAGTTTCTAACGTAAACTTGGGTGCAGCTGCTTTAAAGTTAGCATCAATCTCAGGCATAACTACCGTGATTTGAACATTTAAGCCACCTGCAGGATCAAACTCATCATAATCCAATATAATCTTATCAAAAGCAAAAAGATATTCTGATAGATATTCAGCAAACTCATATGTCAAATCTGGATTTGATGTATTAGTTTCATCATACAATTCATAACTTATTGCTCTTCCGATTTGTGCATAGTCATTAACACTATCTTTTGTTATTTTTTCTTTAGGTCCTGCCTTATACAATCCTTCACTTACAACACAACGTACATCTTTAAATCGACCTTTATTGCTTCGACATAATTTAATTACTTCTGCTTGCAGGACCAAATAACGTGCAATTTCTTGTCTGGCTTCAAATGTTGCTATGTGATTCAAGGTTGTTCCCGAGCCAGCTCCACCTAAGAATGTAGAAACAGGAATACCTCTAGCAACCATAGTTTTAGCATTAATAGACTTAGGTCCGTTATTAGGAATTGCATTAGGATTAAATGCAAGATCTGGAATAAAGTCTTTCTTTGCTCGTTTACCTGATACTAACTTATATGCCCCTGTACCAGCACCAGTTGTAAATGGTAAGTCAGGCATAAACGATGCGCTACCATCACCAGCATAAGATCGTCCTACGTTAGGAGGTGTCTTATTTGTATGGTTACCGGATATAACACCACGAGAAACAAGAGCATTCATAATTTGTGGATCCTCAAGATTTGCTGGATCTTTTAATGCTCGCCTAGCTTCCTCAGTTGAAGGTTTACGTGATATGAATTTAAAGTCTTCATCAAGGCTAATTTTCTTCTTTAAGTTATCACCTACATCGATAAACACCTTTTTAATACCACGAGTAGATTTAACAAGAAGTTCTTTCATAATATCAGCAGTTGGCTTTGCAGTAGCTGTATTATCAATATCAACAATGGTAAGAGTACCACCACCTGCGCCAGCACCTGATGGTGCAACACCAGCCTGATCTGCCGCTGCTGCATATCGGGCTTTACCTTCTAATGAACCATAGAATGTAGTTGTGGTAATTGTTTTTTCTGCTTTAATTGAGTGACCTGTGTACATATTATAGTTGTACATAATCACGTTCTCACCACCATATGTACCATAGTCGCTAATAACAGATAGGTCAACAGCAGATATATTAACGTTTGGCCCTGATGCCTGCCATTCGGTTTGTGACGTTTGTTTCATTAATCCCTTTGATGCAAGATTATATGCACCTTCAACTGATGTCTCGTAATTACCTTTTACTTTATCAAACTTATCTTTAAGTGTTAATTGAGTTTCATTACCAAGAATCTTTTTATCAACATTGCCTTTTACTATGGTACCCATATTAGTACCAACTTCAGTTCTTATTGCACCATCAACTTTAGTAATTATATCACCAGCAACGTTAATATTATAATCACCACCGATCTTCATATCATAGTCGCCACTTGCATCTACCTGTACGTTTTTACATGATATTTTTAAATCACCTTCAATAATAAGTGCATTTGAACCAGCAACTGCCTCAATCTTATTAAATTCAGATTTTACTATAAAACTACCATCTGGTCTAAGTTCGATACCAGATCCGTTTTTATGCATAATCAAAATTGTTTCGCCTTGCGGTGTATCATCAAACACCAATACGTGACCAGATTTAGTTTCTTGTACAGTTACATCCGCATAGTTACTTGGAAGATCGATTCCAAGATTTGTTTGAATTCCACCTAGGTCAATTGTAGGATCACCACCACCTAAACTAAGCCTATGCTTAAATTCACCAGTAGCTGCTTTATTCAATGATGGTTTAAAGTGATGCTTAGGACGAGGGAATGCGCCTGAAGGATCTGCAAATCCCATAGCCTTTTGTACTAGCGTCTGTTTGCCGAGACCTAATTGTTCTCGTTCACCATCACTTAGGTCTTCTAGATCTTCCTCAGATATATCTACCATAATTATTCCTTACACTATTACAGATTGTTTAGACGACTTAATCTCAGCAACTGTAAGACATTTATCGTCAACTCGTGGATGCCCTATATTTACTTTACCAAACATGGTTTTAACAGATGCTTGAACATCAAAACCAGGATCAATTTTACCTTTGTTTCTAGGAAAATCTGCATGACCCCATGCCTGCCCACCTGGGAAGACTGTATAAAAAGCATCCATAAAAGTCATATAAGTTTTCATTTGTGCATCTGTGATAGACTTTGCACTAATATACTTATTAGGATTCTTCGTGCCAGTTGCACAATTATATCCAGCAACAAATGAAATTCCAATTGATCGTGTATTAAAGCCAGCTGTATGAGATCCGATTCTATTAATGTTTCG